GACTCGGCTCCATAGATACCTTTTAACGTATCGGCTATCTTCACTATGTCATGGCGAAATCTAGACCATATGATAACTTTGCCTTCCATTTCTTCCAATACTTCAAGAAGCACGGTTAAGCGATTGTTTTCTATAGGTATTGTCTCGCCTTCATCTGTTACAAGATACCCACATAACAACTGTTGCAATCTTAAAAGCCTTGTCATAATCTCTGGAGCAGACACCATCTCGCCACTTTCAAGCAGCGCAACCGAACTGTTCTTGATACTTTGATAGTGTCTCTCTTGTTCCATGGTCAGATCAACTTGTCTGCTCGTGTATATCTTTGGTGGTAGATCCAATGCTTCTTCTTTCGTTACTCGATATGAATATGGCTCTATCTTCTTCTTCAACTCATCTAAATTCTTGTAACCAACTACCTGGTTGAACTGGTGCGATCCTACATTCATGGATCTAACAACAGCATATCTTCCTTGGAAAGACCAATAGGAATCAAACCCCAAAATTTTTTTATCCAAAAATAAGAACTGTGAGTATAGATCCAAGGGCGACTTTGTTATCGGAGATCCAGTCAGTATCCGTTTGTACTTTGCTCCTTCGGCAAATTTTATCAGTGCCTTGGTTCTCTTCGCCTTGATGTTCTTAATCGTGGTGGACTCATCAACTGCTACTAAAAAATTGCTTCTGTGTGTAAATGTATCCAAGAACTTGAATATCTTCTTGGTAGCAAAAGCCTCAACATTGATTAGTAGTATTCGTAAATTGGTTCTCGCTTCATGGCCCACGGAGGTTTTTAACTCTGTGGTTTCTTTCTTGTTGAGATTGGATTTCCATATATATACCTTTGACGATATGTCATCATGCAAGTGTGCTGGTATCTCATTGTTCTTCCAATTCGTGTAAACTCCTTTGGGTGCTACAATAATCGCAGTGTCTATCTTTCTGTTCCAATAAAGCCATGCAATATTATCAATGAGAACTTTTGATTTACCACACCCCATCTCCATGAAGTATGCAAAGTTTTCTTTGTCATAACTTCTACGGAGTGCCTCTAACTGATGCTCATAGGGTGTAGTTTTAAAGATAAAGTTCATTTACCTGCCTTCATTAAGTTTTTTTTAAAGATAGATAATACATCTTTATTCTGGTCAGATAATCCAGAGTTTTTCTCATTCCTTTTATCTATCCTTCTTTGGATCTCATGACAGGCCCACACTAAACCACAATTCACGGAACAAAAAAACCCAAACTTCATGATATACTTGCCTGTAAATAACTCGTAGTTATATCTGATTTTACCCTCGCTATCCGTAATAGGTATCTCTCTTTTAACTTTCAAGTTACCTGTATATTTTTCTCCAGGTTTCTCTCCAGACATTTTGATTATCTCTGGTTTGCTAACCTTTTGACAGTTATAGCATCTAACTTCTTTATTCAGTAATCTAGGACTTGCTATATCACTTCGTCTCATTATTATTCTCCTTACTTCCAAAAAGTTCTTGCATTTCTTGTCGAGACTTTTCGTACCTCTGTCTTCTTCTATCGTATCTAGCCTTACTTGTAAGCAAAGCAACTGTCGCTGCGATAGTTCTGTTATCTTCTTTGGCTATCTCTTTAAGGTCTCCATATACATTTTCATGGACATTCAAAGATTTAAATTTTACAGGTTCATCTATATCGCCCATCTCTTCTTCTATCCATTGCAACTCGTCAGATGGATATCCACCTTCATAAAGATCAATTAACCTATCAAGTTTTTTCTTAGCTTCTCTTTTGGTTAGTACACCATGAATCGTAGCATCAATGATTTCATGAACTGAATCTTCCCAAAGTGATTTTACTCTTCCCATAATATCTCCTATTATTAATTACAATTACTTATATATAAGTAATGGTTGGGAAATAATAAGTCAAGTAAATAATCTTTTATTTTTATGGGATACACTTTACATATAGTTTCTGTCATATTTTTTTGTTTATAAAAATTTTTTAAAAATAGGTGTAACCAGTGTAACCTTGTAACCAATGGCTTCAAACCCTTGGTATGCTTAAGGGTGTTGGTTACACTTTGGTTACAGATGTTACACTTTAAAGCCGACCGCGTCATTTTTTTTCCTTTTTTTATTGAAAAAATATGGGAGAAACTCTATTATTTTTTCATGCCACTTACTAATAGACAGAAAACTTTTTCTAAACTCATAGTCGAAGGGACTTATTCTAATTCTGAGTGTGCCAGAAAAGCTGGTTACTCTGAGGGTCAAGCCAGAAAGACTGCGAGTTTGCTCCTTAATGGTAGAGACTTTCCTTTGGTAGTTGAACACATCAAAGAACTCCGTGAGAATTACGAAAGGAAATACGGAGTAACTTTGATGGGTCAGTTGAAAAGGTTTGCAGACCTTTCCAAAGGCGCTGAAGAGGCTGGTCAGTGGTCTGCAGCCGTTAATGCAGAAAAATACAGATCTAATCTTGGTGGTCTTTCCGTTGATCGAAGGGAAACAAACATAACCCATAGCTTAGATAAGCTCTCTCGTGAAGAAATCATTGGTCGTCTTGCAGAAATAAGAAAGAATTACCCCTCTGCGTTTGAAGGCGAATATAAAGTGGTCGAAGAGAGTGGAAGGGCGAGGTCTCTCTCCGACCTGGGCAAATAGCAATTCCCGATATTGCTCCGTGCATTTCAAAGATAGATCAAACATTATTTAGAAGTCAACTCTTTCTTGATTGCTAATCCAATTAACTTTGCATTTTGTGGAACGATTGCATTACCTAATGCTTTTAGTCTGTTGGCTCTATCTTTTTGATCCACAACTATTCTTGGGACTCCTCTAGGCTCGTCCAACCAATAGGATAACCCATCAACCACTCCGTCCAATCGCAATTCAATCTTCCGTCTCCCTCCGTTTGATACATCTTCATACCCAAGTCCATTTGTCTCCCCTTCTCTACTCGGTTCTCCCAAAAGTCCTTGTTTCCGTTGTAACTGTGTTTCTTTAGACTTGAAGTCGGAGTTGGAAAATTCCATTCTTTCATTCGTGGTGGTCTCAAGGTCACTCCGTTCATCATGGCTTGTGCCTCTGTTTCCGTGAGTTCCCCTCTCTCCACCTTCTTTCTGAAGATCATTGTCTGTCCCTCCGAGGCGTGTCCAAAACCCTTGGTCGTGGGGGTCGGATACATTGCCATTGTCTTGGGATCCACTTGTTCTCTCAAGTTGCTCGGTCTTTTGCGACCTTTTCTGTGTCCCTCTTGCATCTTCTTGGTAGCTTCTGCACTTCTCGGAGGTAGGGAATCCATAGTCGTAGGGGTCGCCCAAGTTTCGACAGATGATCCAAAGTCTGTCCCTTTTGTGTCTTGCTCCGATTGCACTAGACGGAAGTACAAATGTCCTCGTGTGGTAGTTGAGGCTTTCCATTGCAAACAATACCTCGTCAAGTCCCAATGAGAGGTGTCCATAAACATTTTCGAAAACACAATAAGTGGGTCTGATTTGTTCAATAAGTTTATGCAAGTACGGAAAGATGTGGCGAGGGTCTTCTGTGCCTCCCCTTTTACCACTTGTTGAGAAGGGTTGGCATGGATATCCAGAGGTGAGGATATCTGGTCGTTCTGAAATAAATCTTGTTGGGTCATCTGCGATCTCCTTTACATCATCATAGATTGGAATTCCTGGAAAGTTTTTAGCAAGAACCTTCTGACAAAACTTGTCTGTGTCGCAAAAAGCGATAGGCTCGGATAACTTTGCCATGGAAAAACCCACGGCAAAGCCACCAATACCACTACATAAATCTAGGTGTTTGAGCATTATAATTCTGCCTCAAAACTACAACTACCTTGCTCAAGTATGCAATTATAAATCTTCTTACCAAGAATTAATCTTGCATACCATTCCAAGTAATACTTAATTCCTTGTTCAGTATGTTTTGTAGGGTGTGCCTTTTCATCAAGATATTCAATTAACATCTTGTCGTTATAGCTTTCACGATTATTGAAAAACTCATCTAAGAGTTCTCGATATTTACCCAAATGCCTATCACATTCAAGCATACCTCTATGAACATCTTTCTTATTATCTTCATCAAAATAATAATCTAGAAACCTTGTTTCTCCTTCTACTCCGAAGAAATCGGCATCATTGCTTGATTGAACGGCAAACCAAAATTTGCCGTCAATATCTCCATTGTAATATCTACCCATTTTATTCCTCCAATCCTAATTTTTTCATTGTCTTGTCTGTTTCGTGATCCAAAATTTGATTTACTTTTGTTGTTATTTTTTCTTGAAACCAATCACTCTCCGTAATTACATCAAGTTCATTGTAAATAAAATTTTCTAAAGCCTTTGCTAACTCCAAAGAGCTTGGTCTGATTTCTTGCATTACATATCCTCCTTATAAAATGGATCATCACTCTTATTCTCTTCATACACAAAGTCTACTTCATCTGCTTTTAAGATCTCAATAAACTTTTTTATAGCTTCTTTTCTAGCCTTTTTGTCCCACTTGTTGAAACCTCTGATAGAGATTCCAGTATCAAGAAAAACGTCATAGCCTACAGTTTTTGCTTTTTTCCATTCTTGAATAGTCATTGGCATTATGTGTACTCCTTAAATAGTTTTAATGCTTGATCAAAGGGTAGAAAGTTTAGACATTTGCCAACCATGTGAGGATACTTCCTTTCAAGATGTCTGACAAATTCATCATCATGTCTTTTGTCTGTGGAGTTTCTTTTAAAACCAACTAAAAACTCTTTACCTTTTTCTTTTTCAACACAAAGATATTTCTTTTTCAGTTCTTTCTTTAGCAATTTAGCATCAAGCCAATTATACAACTCTTGGTGGCAATAATGCTCCAAGTCTAGATCTGTTGAATAGGTCTGCCCATTATACTCCCAAGTTTCTTGACCAAACTTTTCAACGCACCATTTATTAATTTCTTGAAGGTTGAAACCATTCTCATGCCAAACATGTTGTCTATCACTTCCACCATGTCCGTCATTAGATACTTCAACTGCTTTCTTGCCATTGATATATACTGTGGCATTATAACAAGGTGTTTCTTCTGAACCCCTTGCGTAGTGTGAGATATTTTTTACCTCTAGTTTTGAAATCTGCATAACTTCTCCTTTCGTTTGTTGTTGCAATTTTCAAGATAGTACACGAATAATCCGTGTACTACTTTGACAACTGCTACTTTTTTATTGATGCCATCATGTCTGCTATTCTGTGTGGAACAACAATATCTTCATTGCATCTGTCACAACATCTGCCCTCTGCGATTGGCTCTGCATTGTGTCCCTCTGTCCAATACACGACCCCCTCTGCATTTTTATGAGGCTCTATTTCTCCTTTACAAATTACACAAGTCATATTTTATTGCTCCTTTCTTTGTTCGTATAATTCATTACCTTTTTGCTCCTCTAACATCTTTTGATATTCATCATAAGCCATCAAAGAAAAACCCCCACCCTCTTTTAATATTGCGATCCTACCTTTGAAAGTAATTCTGCTTTTCACATCTTCTAAAGAGGTTTGATGCTCTATGCTTTCGCCCTCTGCATCTGTCCCCAAAACTAAACCATTTCCCATTATATGATTAAGTCTGCCATCTTCTCCCTTAATAGTAAAAGAATAACAATCGTCTTGGTATAAACCCTCTTCATCAACGTAAACAGTGTCTCCATTTTTGAATGGCAAATCTACACACTCAAAAGTTCTGCAACCCAATATTCTATAGATGCTTCTATAATCTCCATCATAACTAATTCC